CCTATGCCCACAGTGGCTTTTCCTAAACTGTCCAAATACATAGATGTGCGCAGGCCTTCATGGTCCTGTACTCGTGCTTTCAGTGCTTCTGTAATTTTAATCATAAATGTCCTCCTATGCCCCAATTACTTTCGTGTTCGTCTTTGTTTTGTTTTCTTTTTCTGTGCTTCAATAAATTTTCTATATACTGCAGCGGGTTTTGTTTTACCAGCAACCTTTGCTCTTTGCTCCATCGCAATAGCAGCTTGAGTTTTATGAGCGTGCGTTCTATTGCTTCTACGAATTTTAGAAACGCTACTGCGAGCTGATGATGCATTTTTAAAACCAAGTCCTTTAATTGTTCCTTTTGGATTCTCATCGGTATAGAGATCTGAATGTAGTTTAGATTTAGCGGGTTGTCCACTTTTTCTTGGTATACGTTTCATTTAGGAAACTATACCGCCGTATATCCTATCGTTTTCTCTTTGAAGATAGTCAAGATATTGACCTGCTATATCTGCAGTATTTTCAAATCTAATAACACCTTTAGTTAAGTCTTTTATTTCATTTGGTTCAATAGTTGGCCCAACTCTTCTTTTTAAAGATGCTAGATAGTTATCATATGACTTTGGATTATCTGATTTAGGAGCGTAAATATCTAAAAATTCCTCCGTGGTTCTACCGTCTCCAACAATCTCAGCAACTCTTTCTATCCCTGCTTTTAGTCCTCTATCTAAAGTATCGAACGATGCAAATCTCTGACCTGATTCACCACCATATCCAGGCTCTGCTCCTTCTTGTCCTTTAAATTCTAAATTAAAAGGATTGTTATATTTAGTTATTGAAGCTTGGTCATCTCCTCCAACTATCGTATCAACCATTTCAGGAATTGAAGATCCCTCAGGGAGAGTGTCTTTAAATTTTTGAATATCATACATTTCGGGATTAATGAATTCTCCTAGAGCCATTCCCGTGGGGATAGCGTCAAAAGGATTTATTATATCCAATAATCCTAGTTCTCTTTGTTCTTTTGGTTTTAACTCTTCAACTTGTGGAGATATATTTAACTCGTCTAATAATTTTTTTTGTTGTTCTAAATATTCAGGACTAAATCTATCCATAGCTGCTTCTTTTATTTCTTCAGCAGGGAATACGCCCGTTTGAGTTATAGGTATTGTTCTCAATTCCTCAATAGTTGGTTTTCTCATATCCACTGTCGGATCAGTAGTTCCAAATCCTAAAGTATCAGTGGGTTCATTAACGAATCCATCTAATCTATTTGTATCTATTCCAAGAACACCGCTTGCATCTCCTGCAAATGAAAATTTTTGTAAATCTCTTTGTGCCTCAAGAGCTAGCCTTTCATTATTATTTATTGAGGTAATTGCAGGTAAACCATTATAGGTTAGTGAATATTTATCTTTGTTATCAGCAATTTGTTTTTGCACATCATTTAATTTATTATACCCATCTCTGGCTTTATTTGTTGCATACTTAACAACCTCATTCATAGCTCCAAGAAAACCTAGGCCGCCGCTCAATGCTTTTTCTCCCATAGCACCTAAAATTTTTCCACCAGCATAAGTAACATCGCTCATGATCTCACTAAAAGTAGGACCATATTTATTAGCTAGCTGTTGTCTTTTCTGAGCAAGAGTAGTTCTCTCATACTTACCTGTCATCGGATTAAAAACAGGCGCTTGTTCTTGAAGAAGAGTTCCTTTAGTGCCCTCTACCTCTGTTAGCGTATCAATAAACTTTTTTTCTTTTTGCTTTTGTATTAATCTTCTATCTAAACGATCAGCGGATACATCTGGTCTATTATCAAAAAATGTTTCACGAGTTTTCTGTCTTTCGGCTGCTAGTGCTCTACTGGAGTCCCCTGGTGTAGAAAAAACAGAGGTTGCTCTCTTAGGAGATCTAAAAGATTGTGATTGAAATGATTCCTGTTCGCCTGGTACTGCCATTATGTATTCCTTTGTCTAGCTAACTCTTGATAAATTGAGTCATCTCCTATTAATGTATCACGTGCAAAATCAGAATCAAGGTTTTGTGTTCCTTGAAAACCTGAAACTACACTGCCTGCCGTAGAACTTATCGGTTTGGTCGTGGTCGGTGGGGCGGGAGGCGTGATCTCTTTTTGTGTAAACCCTTCTGGTATGACAAAGGTTGAATCAAAATCGCCCTCGTTGACGTCCACATTCATGTTATTTCTTCTAATCTTTAGTATCTCACGAAGAGCTAGTGGGAAAGGATTTTGTATTTCTCTACCTAGTTCTTCTTCTAAGTCTCTAAAGTTTTTATTAAAGGCTCTTCTAATACCATCTCCCGGTAGATAAGGTAAATAATTACCACGTATAATAGCTGCTCTCTCTCGTCTTGTAATTCTTTTCATCTCTTTTATTAAATCAGATCTCTTCGCTCCTAATTTTAATGCATCTTCATATGCGTTATGCATTTGTTTAAAGTTTTGAAATCTCACTCTTTCTGCTTTGAGATATTGATCTACGATTTCAGCAGGAGAAACAAGACCACCTTTCAATACATCACCAACAAAGGATGCTCTTGCACTGTCATTTTTCTTATTGAAATCTGTGATAATAAAAGGCATCGCATCTATCGGATCAAGTTCTATCGCTCTAAATCCAAAGATACCTCCTGCCTCATCTAGTAAATTATAGGTCTGACCATACTTATCTGGTATTTTTTCATTACCCAATGCACCTGCTTGAAATAATCTTTTAACTTGATTAACAGAACCGGGCATAAATGTTTCTAAGACATGCATACCACCTTTATAAACTTTTTCCCCTGTTGAATCTCCAGGTCTAAAGACTTGTCGGCCATCTCTTGATCTTCCGTTTCTAGCAACGATATCTGCAAAAGCCTCAAAGAAAATAGACTCTGAAATAAAAGGTTTTGATAGTTCATAAAAACTTGTTGCACCTGCGTCTAATAAATATTTATTTAAACTTTCCCCTGTTTGTTGTCCTTTAGCTGCTTCATTTAAAATTGTATTAACAGGTCTAACTAATGTGTCGTATGGAAAGATATAACTTAAATCTACATATTTTACTTTGCCTGTTTCTTCATCTCTTTCAAGTGGCATCAACAAACCATTGGTCGACCAAGAAGGAACAAAAGTTCTAAGTGCTCTCATGTCATCACTAGTCATGCCAGCTAAAGCTTTACCAAATTCTACAAGACCTGCAGGAACAACCGCTGCTGTGGTGGCAACACCTGTTAGTCTTCGAAGTCCTGTTTGTTTAAAACCCTCTACTTGTAGTTCTCTAAGTCCTCTTTGTATTGTGTTAAAACCTGTCCTAATAATTTCAGCAGGGAAAGCTACGAAGGTGCCGAGAGGTAATCTTCTAAGAGTTTTAACAAACTCGCCAACATATTCGTAGTTAGGTATGTTGTGTTTAGTAATCTGAGCAGCCATATTTTCATAGAAAGTTTCTACTAGTTTGTCCCCCTCTAGTCTAACACCTTGATTACCAAGAGTTAAGAATCTACCATCAGGACTAATATCCACCACCCGGTCAAAGATAGGATCGTTTCTAGTTACTTTTCTACCAAGTAGTTTGCTGTATGCCTGCATATTTTTAGGATCAAAAATATTTTTTGAGTTAATTCCAAGCACTTTAAAATTTTCTTTTAGAGATTCTAGTTCTGCTTCAAAGTTAAAATTTTTCCATAAATTATCTTCAGCTAAATATGCTCGTCTTGCTTTTTCAGCTAACTTGCTTGTTCTTCCTAATAAAGTATTCATAGCTCCGTTGAAATTACCTGTGTAAAAATCAGTTCCTACTTCTTTTGCTAGAGCGTCTATGTCTCCTGCAATAGGGTTGGTGCCGTTAATACCTAGTCTTTGATTTCTTAATCTTCTAGTTTGTGATTCTACATCATTGCCTGTGATATCTTTTAGCGATCTTTTAAACAACCTAGCTGTCTTTGCAGGATTTTGAAAAAGAATATTACCATTCATGGTGGTGAATAGAGCTGCGGATATTACGTTTCTGACGTGAGTAAAAGGAGAGTAAATAGTTTTAGCTTGTTGAGATATACTCTTAGGGACCAAGACCATCCATTTGTAAAGATTATTTAAAGTATTGTCGGCTATCATTTTATCTGTGTTAGTAATAGCCTCTGCCACAGGTTTAAAAGTATATTTTCCATCCAAAATACTAGGCACAAGAGTTCCGTTAGTGGTTTCTATTCTTACGATATCCTCTGACAAATCTAAGTTTACATCTTTGTATTCTGGTAAATTTTTTATAGCTGCCTCGGCATCAGCAGTTGAATCAAAAAATAAAGTGCTTTTTATTCCTCTACCTGCTCCCGGTATAGCACTTGGTTTTAAACTATCTTGATATAATTTATTATGTGTAGAAAGTTGAGACATAATCTCTGCTTGTTTTGCATTAGTATTAGCAATATTAAAAAAAGGATCTTCAACCTCTCCTAACAACTCTCTAACTACTTTTGATTTTACAGTTCTCTTTTTAAATATATCTTCATCAACATCTAATTTTAAATCATCTTTTAAAAACTTTCTGAAGTTTCCTATTGGTCCTGCCGCTGATTCTTCAAATAAAGTTTTACCTCTAGTTTTTACAATTAGTCTCACGGCATCTACAGCTTTTTGTGGAGCAGTGTTTACCTCAAAGTCATCACTCATCCTTTTGATTTGTTCCTCAATAGCCTTCTGTTTTCCTATTTTTCTTTCTCTTTCAATCAAAGGATTTCTCTCTGCCATGGGATTCTTTTGACGTTGTGCTGCTCTGGCCTCTACAATCTCAGTTGCTTTCGCTCTTGTTCTGTCACTATTTCTGTAAGCCGTAGCAATTGATTTAGAAAAAAGTCTCTCTGCTTTTCTCATTATCTCTTGTGTTGGTTTAAATTGATTATCAGTGAATAAACTTTTAATTATGTTTTTATCTTTTTTAAATATTTTGTATTCTCTATTGACATATTTACCTAGCTGACTCGTGAAAGTTTCACTTAATTGTTCTGCATTTTCCAAAACTTCTCTAGCTATTTTTTCCTCTGCTTTAGATAGTCCTGTGACTTTTAAAGCTGCTCTAGCTTCTTTAATTAAAGGTTGAAGTAATTGTTTGTCTAAAGTCAAAGAGTTTAAATCTATTTGATATCTTGCGTTTAATAATGAATCTTCAAATTGTTTTATATCATCATCTGATGCCTTCAATGTGTTTCTCATAAAGTCGTGAAGCTTTTCTCTTTTTTGATAAGCAGGGTTATTTATTTCAAACTCTTTGCCTCTTGCATTCACTTTTGTTTTTACTTTAGGTGTAGAGTACGCAGCTTCAGGAGGCACATGTTTTAACACTGCACCATTATCATCAAATACAAAATTTGGTTTTTTAAAGTCACCAAAATCAGTTAGCCTATCATTTAAAAGTTTTTGAAATTGATTAAAGACTTGTTCTTTTTGAGAGCCTGCATTTTTAAGTGCTTGTTTAGAAATATTTTCAGCGTTCTTTGCTAAATTATCTACAAAAAATTGTGCCTTCAAAGCATAGGTTGTAGCGATTTGATCACCATCTTTTAAAATATTAAACGCTCTTTTACCTAATACACTGTTGGGAGTTAGTTTATTTAGTGCTTTGCCTAACACACTTTGTAGTGGGCTTTTATCAAACTGTCTTGCAAGAGGAGAGGCCTTTAATGCTTTTGATGTCCCTGTAATTATTG